AATCCATTAACTTTCGTAAAAAAGAAGAGTGGAATTCTATGTTACAAGACTTCTTAGAAAATCCTAAAGCTTCAGCTAATCATATCGTCTTAGGTATGAATAAAGAACAAAGAGATAAAGCAAATCTTAAGGATGATGGAAAGCCCGTCCCTACTTGGGTTTAGACCGATCCCGCACTTATACAGGGGAAGGGAAGGGTGGACCCAACCCCCAAAAGGGGAATTTGTCTTGTCTAACGACAAACAATTCCCTCTTATAATATCCTATGATTGGATATTTCTCATATACTTTTAATTACCACTCACTATGATAAAAATATTAGATGACTTCTTATCTCAAGAAGACTTTAAAACTATTCAAAACTTCTTCTTTAGTGGTGAATTAGATTGGCGTTGGAATGATACTATAGCTGGTAATAATACTAGCCTTAATAACTTCCAATTTATTCATAACTTCTTTAATATTAGAAACCCTTACTTAGATAGAAAATTTTCACCTTATGGTAACTATCTTAAACCTATCTTCCTTAAATTAGCTCCTTTATATACTCTTAGAGTTAAAGCTAACTTAAGACCTAGAACTAGCTTCCCTCATAAAGCTGACTGGCATACTGATTTTAAAATACCTTCCCTAACCGCTGTCTACTATCTTAACTCTAATAATGGTTATACTGAATTTAAATCTGGTGAAATTATATACTCTCTTGAAAATCGTATAGTTATCTTTGATTCAAACTTAAAACATCGTGGAGTATCCTGTACTGACCAGAAAAGACGTATAGTACTCAATATTAACTATATACCAGGTACATTAACTGATCATTCTCCTTATATACCTGATTAATGCATATTCAATCTCATAAACTTCTTAAAATTTATATGAAAGCACAAGACTGTACTTCTCGTATAAAAGCTAAAAAACTTATTAATAAATATACTAAAACTGTTAAAAAACTTTCCCCACTAAATGACTTCTGACTCTAAACCACCTAGACAGATTAAACAGCGTTATTACTATATATTCTGGTCTATAGCTACTCTAGCAGTTGTGGCAGGTCAAGTCTATGTAGCTTCCTCCTACAGACTCCTGGCTGATGCTCTCCGCTTATCTTTACTCTAAAAAAATAACATAAATTTCTCAAGCCTATATACGACCTCGCCAGGACGCAAGTTCCCCCCAGCCTACCTTTTTAATCGCAACACGGACGCATTCAGGTGAGTCTCATTTGAGACAGCACAACGAGGACGGTTACGACTATGTTCTTCTATATTAATACTGTATATCACTGTATAATAATGATAAGTAATACTTATACCTATATAAATATCAACCTATCTGTATGCGATCAGATAAAGAATAAGATAAAGAGAATAAAGAAGAGAGAATGTAGTAAGGTACAGTGATGTGCTGTATTATCATGATAAGACTTAATGATATGGTGTGGTATTGCTGACATAATATGGTATAGTATGGATTATTTGGCTATAATGTAAATGTAAAGACAACAGCTTTATTTAATTATGAGTTTATTTAATTCTTCTTATAACTTTGATGAGTCAGAGTATTGTCAATCAGTATTAGATGCATCATCTATTGATAACAAAAGATATGTATTATCTGATGTTAATGT